AGGAGGCGAATTCCTGTAAAATTGACTGTACTTTTTTGTATGTAAGCAGCTTGTCAATTCCTGCGTTGTAGTATTTGTTGCACGGGGTCCTTGTCATGTTTGCTTCCTTGCATACCTGCTTCCAACTCAAACAGTCAATGTGTCTGTATTCCAGTATGCTCCGTTCCGTGGAGTCCGTTGGTAAAAAATCCATGATCTTCATCACATTCAGCATGGTCTTTGCCATCTCTGCTTTCTGTGATTCGATTCTGTCCTCGATCTCCATTGCACGGATGACCTGCGTTGCCGGTCCGTCTCCTACGCTGTTGGTCTGGCTGCGTGGCACTGGGGAGTATTGCATCCCCTTTGTGCCGAGCATATTTTCTCTGAAAGTACGAAGTCTGGCTTCCAACTGCTTCTTTTTCATCTTGGCATAATAATATTGTCCGAGGTACTGTTTGAGAAGCAGTTTTTGTTCTTCTACCTCATTTGCCATGCTGTCTGGTGTCATAGTTTTCCTTCTTTCTAATCCCTGGGTTTGTCCTCCGCAAGGAAGTATGCTTTTCCGCCGAGTATCCTTACCTGCTTGAGTACCCGGTCTTTGTTCTCCCAGTCTCGTATCTCTACTCCACGCTCCTGCAGGATGTTTATCTGCATTTCTATGGATGAGAGCATTGCCGACACCGGAAGTTGTCTCATTACCTGCGTTGCGTCCGCCAGACTGGAATTCATCCCGAATGGCTTACGCTTTGGTTTACCTTTTGCCACTTTTACCACCTACTTTCATATCTTGGATCGATAAACAGTTCGTCTGGTTGATGTATGTCTTTTAAGTCAGTACTATCAATTCTTACATCGCTACCGTAGTATCCGTTCCATGATCCGCATCCGAATAATCTGATTCTTCCGTCCATTTTTATCTCTCTCATTGTGTATGCTGGCTTATTGCAACACTGCCAGTATGAAATTCTGAAACAATTATCCTTTGTGGCTTCTTTTAAGTGATCCGGTACATTGCTCCAGATTTTGTATCTCTGATTTATCTGTTCAAGCGTTGCACCCTCTCGAAGCATTTCGTTTGCACCATCAATATTCCTGTGCCTTTGTTCATGTTTTGCACTTAGTTCTGCTGTATCAAAAAGGTTTCCGCAATATTCGCACCTATACATCGTGACTTTTTCCATTATTCTCCTCCTCTCTGAAGTTTCATGATCTTCGTTGCGTCTGCCAGGGATGAATTCATCCCGAATGGTTTTCGCTTTTGTTTACCTTTTCCCATGTTTATATCCGTCCTTTCACTGTCGCAACTATGAGAAGCACAAAACCTGCAACCATAGCGATTGGTGTTAAAAGTATGACCAGTGCCGCTCCCTAGGTAGCAAACGCTTCTATGTATCTGGTTTCCTCACAGGTGTCTATTCCGCCACAAGGCTGACACATGACTCCATCGTCATTCATTCCGCCATAGCAAAGTCCATCACATCCGTATTGTTTTTTTTCTGCGTTCTCTTGCTTGCGCTTCAGTTTCTTTCTTTTTCATTTCTTGCCACCCGCCATTTCATGGATTATTGTGCGGACGATATGACCGATTACCTTTGGCTCATCCCAGCCGTCCGGTCCGCTTAATATGCACCCGCATATCTTGTGCTCCCCGAACTTCTCCACATTGAATGGGCAGCCATCGCATGAGAGGTGTGTATATTCATGATCCGTTCCCTTGCCTTCGATTACTTCATGCGTGTACTTCCTGCAGATAGTCGCTGCTTCTGTCATAAACTTTGCCCAGTAGAATGCCCACTTTGCATTGATCGCCTTTTTAAATATCTTACTCTGCCTACTGATTTTCTTTTTCAGTCTCATCCTCTGCCTCCTTTAATTTCTGCCCACACCATGGACAGTGCGGATATAATTCCCTGTCTTTTCTGTATGGATTGATTTTTCTGTATGGATTGATAACGGCTGCGTTTTCGCAGTTTGGGCATACCATCACAATATCTCCGAATGCTGCTTTCTTTATGAGTGGTTTCGGGATGTCTTTCTCGCTGATCGTTCTGTAGCATCTCAGCCTTCTCTTGATGATATTATGATTAAATTCCACACCGCAGCCATTGCCATCCCCATACCATACTCCGTGCAGGAATGGAATGCCTGCCCATTGCCCGATTTTGTCACACATCACGATTCCGTATGCTTCCTCATCCGGACACCACACTGGCTGTCCTGCCATCTGCCGTAGTTCTTCGGTTGTTAATGGTTTTTCTCCCATTGCTACGCTCCCTTCTGAAGTTCCATGATCTTCGTTGCTAGTGACATTGGTTTATGGTCTTTCTTTGGATACTGCTGATATGCGGCATTGCATACGCTGCTTTTCACATATTCTCTGTAGTATTTGTTCGCCAGTTCTACCGGAATATCCTTGTGCTTTCCGGTTATCGTCAATTTGCTTTTATCATCGTATTCTATGAAAATCTTCCACATGGTTTGCCTACCTCTTGCTTTCAAAATCTGGACATTCTTCTCCATCATCGTACTCCGTATCACATCCGTATGCGTCTGCCATGAAGTTATCGCAGTGCCATCCGCTCAGATGTCCTGTTTCCCATGATGGTCTGTGGTGCAGGCAGTTTCCGCAGCAACACTTTTCATCATCATTCATCTTCCGCTCACTCCCTTCTTTAAAGCGCACATGGTGCAGAGTCCTTTTGCTCCCTGCGCCTTGGCTACTTCTGCCAGTGGCAGTTCCCAACACTGTGCACCGCACTCCGGGCACTTGGTCAGCTTCCAGTCCTTGCGTCCTGTCGGCACATTTACCTTCAGCGGCATACAGTAATATCCGCCACGGTCAGTTGCTTTTCTCGGTTCGATTGCTACTCTCATTCTGTTTGCTCCCTTGCTATTTTTGTGTCAGTTCCGGCAGCAGGATTTCTGCTACTTCCTTTTCCGAAGTGACTACCCATGCTCTGCCACCTGCTCTGCGGATCTGCTTTATCGTCTGCTCCTGCATCTTACTCAGCACCCCAATAAATGGCCGCTTGACCTCGAATCCGTAATACCTGCCATTGATGATGCAGGTAATGTCTGGGATTCCCTGTCTGGAGTACGGGCCGGCTGCTTCTTTCCATGCGATGGCATTTGGTGCGTTATCCTTTATCCAGTCGAGGATTTTCTTCTGGAAGTAGCTTTCCTTTGGCATCTTCTCCCGGATGAATTTGTCGGCTGCTTCTCTGGTGTTTATACCCTTGTTATGCTTTATGGTGTAGTCCTGCAGTTCCTCGTAGGTTCTGAAGGATGTATAATCCAGTTTTCCGCCACGCATTACATGGCGGATTGCTTCCTCTGCTGTTGGGTCTGGATACCCTTCTGCGTTCTTTGCTGTCATCGTCTGCCTCCTTAAAATCTGGCGGACACTCTCCCTGTGATGTGGAGTTTTCCGTTTTTCTCTACTGCATTGAAGTATCGGTGTCCTTTTACCACCTCTGCCGCCAGTTCGTCTGTGAGTGTGACGATTCTGCGGTAATTGCCGCCCTTGGTTGTGATAAGTGCTCTTTCTTTATCCCACACTGGCTGATTGTTTTCTCCCATGACGACTTTCTCTACTCCATCTTCCACTACAAGTTTCGGTACTGCTTCAATCTTGATGATCATGTCTCTCCATCTCCTTTTCGATTTCTTCTTTATGTTCCTCGTAAACCCTGCACTCAGTACAGGGTTTTTCCGGCTCTACGCATTTGTCCGAAAGAATGATACAAAACCACGGCAGGCTTCCTTTGCGCTGCTTCTTGGCTCTGGCTCGCTCTCTCATCTGGGACAGCAGTTCCATCATGCTCATACTGGTGTCGCCTCCTCAAATACCGGGGCGGTTGCCTCCTGCATGGTCGGCTGATCTGCGTATTCCGCTGATCCGTTGTCTGCGTATGCCAGTTTGTTTCCCTCGTTGGCTTCCATGAAGTGGCCTGCCTGTGTGTCTGCGGAATGCAGTGCCCAGATCATTGGATACTTGTCGATAGCATTGTTAAATGATAAGGTGTCGGCTTCGGTGTACCCCATGTGCCATCTGATGGCATATCGTTCCACTGGCTGAAGCTTCATGTATTCCTCGATCATCATTACCGACTTTTCTCCGTGTCCGTATGGAATCTTGTCATCCACTGCGAATGCTTCATACTGCTCCCACTTTCCACCTACCTTGCGGTTTCTGATTTCTGTTGTGTAGAAGTAGGTCTTGCAGATGTC